TGACCACTCCTGTCCCGTTAAAAGTGTATTGGCAATACCATGTTGGCGTCGTTGTGACGGATGGTGCACTGACCGACCAACCCGATGGAGGTGTCAGGATGTTGCTTGTGAAGTCGAACACCCCTCCATTCGGTGCTGATGGAGCTGATGCCGCTTGCTTGAAAACGTCCGCGGTGTAGTAGCTAAGTCCTGAAGCTCCATTTGTACCAGCATATCCAACCGATGTGATGGATGATGAAGTCCAGTTGAAGGATGTTGTTGTCGCTGTCGCTGTCGCGGTTTCTGTTATTGATACCTTTGCAGCCCACAAGGTATATCCGGCATATGGTGATGTACCTGCAGTCAATGACCATCCTGATGGCGCTGCTCCGAATAGTCCGGTTGACCATGTGTAAGTTGCAGATCCTGCTGGTGTAGCCGGAATTGTCGCCGCCCACTGATATACAGTAGGACTTGCAGATTGATACCCGCTTGTCCCGCTTGCCCCGTTTGCTCCGTTTGCTCCAGCAACAAGCAATGAAAAACCAGATGCCCAGCTCACGGTCGTTGTCGTCGCTGAAGCGTTATCACTGACTACTTTACTTGCGATCCATAACTGTATACCGGGCGTCCCGGGGTTCACCGGAGCCGTTACCGACCATCCGCCTGCTCCGGTGTAGGCCGAGCTTGCGTAAGTTGACCACGTAAATGTTGATGTTCCTGAAGGGTTTGGAGGTGTCGCTGTTGACCACTGGTAAAGCGACGCAACAGCGGTTTTTGAAGCCATGATCGGCACGACGCTGTACTCTGCGCTGTAGCTCATATTGGCCTTACTTGTTTTTGTATACCCTGCAACCCGGACATAATAGGTAGTGCCAGCAACAAGCGCTGAATCTGCAGCGTCGGTTGTTATGGTGATTAAACTGTCAGGGCCTGAATAGACAAGGTTTCCACTCCCGGGCGTGAATCCGCTTGTTGTGCTCATGTAGACGTTTACCCCACCAAAGTCGGCTTGTGTCGGCGCCGTGTATTTTATGGTAAACCCCCCATAAACAGGAGTTAACACAATCCCTGTAAGCGTTGGAACCTGACTAATCCCTATCGTGAAAGTTGTCGGGGTACAGACTGAAAGCTGCTGCAACTGCGATCCAAATTGATTATAAGCTGGCAGTTTGACGTAGATCGTTTGCCCGATCTTGTCTGGCGTGATCGGCATTTTGAATATTGCGGAATCAACCCGAACAAATGGCGCGCTTGACGTATGACTGGCAATTAATGACCCATAAAGTCCGCGGTGCAGCGTTGTGAGATTGTATCGGTTTGCTGATGTGAGAGTTGCTGTCTGGTATGCAATGTATTCGCTATCAACAAGCGTAAGGCTCGCATAATTGTTCCATTCTGCTGTTGTTGCGCTTCCCATCGCTTGACCACTCAGGACATTGACCGCCAGAGTATTTGTAGTGTCGGGATCGGTTCCGGTCGCAAGTGTCGCTGTTAGCGTTCCCATTCTTGCCGGAGAATCTATTGATCCAACATATCCGTAACTTACGTTGTCATAACTCACCCATACTTCACAACCTCCCCATGTCGATGGAGTTACTCCATAAGCTCCCATCCAGACTTCAAGCCCTGTCGCCGTCAATACGCTCGGAGGCACAAAAATATTTGGTGTGCCCGTGTTGCCCGGCTGGACAAGGTTGTTCACACCGCCCCCGCCCCCGGACTGCGTGCCATAGATCGCGTGAGAACTTACGCCAGATGGGGCATCTTCTGCTGTTATGAGCAGTTCATCTCCACTCTCATCTATCGTCAAAATCCTGACGGGCGCCGAAACGAGCCCCAGAGCCGAATCATCAAGCGTTACATAATCTGTCGGCTCAAGCAGGATATAATTTATTGGGAGAGTGAATGTGTACTTGTTCCTGATGTACAGATTTCGTTGCAGGATGAGCTGTGCAGAAGATTGCGCGATACTGGTATTACATATCTGATGAGCGGTGACACCCGACATTGCGCGAAGTCCGTAAACGTCGACATTAACCTGATCGGTTGCTCTTATAGATGATTTGTTGTAACTGTTTGATCTGTCGAGACACTCGATATCGATCTGGTTATAAGCATCCGCCTGTGATCCCCTTTCAATCAACACAGGGTCTGATGCGCTTGCAAGAAACGCATCGTCTCCAAGCTCATAGATTGGCGTGACATTAGGTGTGTAGGTGTAACCGTTCGCCGTTATCGCGGTGTCTCCATACGGCGTTATCTTTAGCAATCCCTCGCTGAAATATGCTTCTGAATTCGTCAGCGCCAGTAGTTCGGTTATCGCTTTTGCTGCGGTTGCGGATGTGTCGTACGATGGCGAAAAGAGCAGGCCGTTTGCTATACAATATGCCTTGTAGCTTGTCCATGTCCCGATATTTGCGGCAGGGAACCCCGCGCCGTACCGAGCATTTGTTAATAAATCGGTGATAATGAATCCTGGATCGACGTCCGGCACGCCTGTGACGCTTGAGCCGTATCCATGGCCAAAAACTTCAAAGGTAAATTCTGGTAGTGTCGCAGAACTTCCGAGATTGTAATTAGACGTGCATATATATGACAGGTTGTTATAATTCAACGACTTAAGTGAATCAAATGTCGTTAAATACCCCCATTTTGATTGAGATGGAGCCCCCGTGAAAACGGTAAATCCATCGACATTTCCTTTCCCGAATGCCGATAAAATTGACGCTGTACCTGTAAGCGGTGCCGAAACTCCATTCTTCCACATGGAATTTATTCCGGCGATTTCCCCTTCGCATATCCCGATGGCAAATGAGGCGTAATAGGTATATCCGGTTATGACGGTGTTCCCTCCGCCCTTTCCTGTGTTTTGCGTCTGCGCGACTGACTTAAAGTCGCCATACCATATCATGTTCCCCGGGACTCTTGTTGCTCCATAGATAACCGGTAGAGTTAAGCCGTATACTGAAGTTGATACCGATAACCCTGTCTCAGCTACAGGCGTGCTTGCGCTTCCTGACACTCCTGAAAATAGACCTCCCATTATGCAACATCTTCTTTAAATGGTGACCAAAACGAATGGAACCGACCTCTTAACTCAGAATCGCTTGCGCTTACAAGGACAACTCCTTGCATCACATATGAGTGGATCAGTTCACCCGGCCAGTCAATAATTATAGCGGCATGAGATGCGCACCGACCGAATTGGAATAGGGCTATATCCCCTTTTTGTGGGTTTTCTACTCTCGTGCAGTATTTCTCTACCCAGCCGAGATATCTCTCCTCTGATCTATGCATATGCCAGTCATGCGGGTAACTTCCTGTGTCAAACTTCTCTACTACTCCCGCTTTAGAATAGACCTCTATAAGAATTTGTGCACAATCAACACCAGCCCCTTTCACCGCTGCATGATGATGGTAAGGAGTACCTAACCATGATCTCGCCTCTTGAATTACTCGATCCCTCATACAGCAGTCTCCGGTATCGGTACAAATGGTTGGCCCTTGAAGTTGGCGCTATTACTGAACTTCGCCTGGCAGGTCGCGTACTGTTTGTCACATCCTGCGTAAAGCATAAAAGTGTCACCGGATGCCGGAGATGTCGGGAATGGGCTGAGAAGAGTAAGAACTCCGCCAACCCATGACTTTACAGTTCTTGCTTCACCGTTTGCCGCTCCAGACGTAAAGATTATGCCTCCCTGAGTCCAATATCCCGCTGCTTGGCTTGCCGCTGACCCTGATATCGTGAGGTTTGTGCCGGTGATCGTACTTACGGTTCCTGCTGCAGAATATGAGGATCTCGATAAAGTGCAGGCTCCATCATAAAGCGAATTCTGGCAGGCTGCTTGGTAAACATTCCTTGGTACGTTGACGTTGAGAAGGTCGGTCAAAGAGTTGATCGTAATTGAGGCTCCGTTTCGGCCTGGAGAACCCTTTGCGACGTGTCCGGTGAACCAATTGACGGTTCCGATAACCGAGTGATCCGCGTTGAGAAAAGCCCGATCAACCTTTATCATAGCTCCGTCGAGAACTCCCTGAGTGATTGCCTGCATAAAAGGTATGCCAAGTACCAGCATCGATGATGTCGCATTAACTGTAATGTTCATCGTTGCGACTTCAAGACCGATCGTTTGCCTTAGTCCTTCGCGTGAGAAAATTGCATCGTTGCCTTTGAACGTATGTCCTCCATTTACTACATCGTAATCTGAGCCGGAATAGTAATAATTGGTGTAGGTTACGGACAGGCCGCTTGCCCATGCTGTATTGACCACTGAGAGCGTGTAAAGGTCAACGACGATGAATTGACTATTGGCTAATAAATATGCACTGGTGAGGTTTCCTGTAGGTGTTTTCATTATAATTTGTTGCTGAGTGATCCGTACAATGTCAAACCGCCGTTTGTCCAGTAGTCCTGCATGAGCTGTTGAAAATCCGTTGTGTCGGTGTCGAAACGGCAACGGAAATAGTAATTGCCTGTCCAGATCAACGCCGAGCCATTTGCTGGAGCTGATGAGAATGTCACAACTCCTGTGCTGCTGATTGACGATACCGACCCGCCTGTTATAGTTGGAGTCCCGTTGATGTTCATGACCGGCTCAAGGAAACTTGTTCCTCCCCCGAAATCTCTGGCAAGCTGAAACGTTGTTGTTGAGCCGTTGCCTGTCCCGAACTGCTGAGATGTTGCGAGATTGTCCGTTGGATCCTCGTAGAGAAAAGAATCAAACGACCCTTGCCTGCTGATGAAAAACCCCATGAGCTGTTTAAGCTCGTCGAAGGGGGATGCTGGAACCTGCTCACTCATTTTGTCCCGTAGGAACTCAAAATTAAGCTTGAAACTGTACATTGGTGCGGCCATATAAGCAACTCGAGTCTCTCTGCCAGATACCGCCTTTTTGGTGACCGTGTTGAATATCGGAGTCTTTACCGTGTCCCATGTAATGCCGGGTAATACCGGAAAAATGGCGTTGCTCATCGTTTCAGGTTCCTAATTTGGTGTTTCAAACTGTCCGCCAGCGCCGAGCCGTTCTCCTGGAATAATCTTCTCACCGAATGAGCATCAACCGCATTGACGTGTAGGTGAATATCCCCTCCGCTTGTCGTTGCGCCTGCCGGCGATGAACTCCAGGCCATGCCTCGGATAACATCCGCATACTTTGCAGGTAGGACCATCTCGCTTTGGTGAAGCTGCGTGATGGGGTTTATTCCTGCGGGGATATCGTAGCCACCGGATGCCGATGCGACAGCCAAACCAGACATTACCATAGCCATAGTTGACGCATAGGCTGCGGCTGCCATTTCAGGGCCAACGACAGGGATTCCTGCAACGGATGCGGCTGCCTCTCCCGCTGCTATACCGGCTGATGCCGGTATAGTCATTGCTGCTTCAGCTTTTTTTGTCGCTATACTTGTTGCGGAGGCTGCAGCCTCTCCCGCCGATTGAGCAGGAAGTATTCCAAGTGTAACAGCGAGCTTTCTCAACTCCCCTTCTGCCCACTTTGCAATCATATTCCCGATCATCGTCTCAAATGCGCCTTGTAATCCTTGCCAGACACCAAGCAAAGCGGACCGAAAGTTTTTTGTTCCGACAATAAACCCGCCGATTGACTTCCCGAATCCATCACTAATTGACTTGAAAAGGTCTGTCCATTTCATCTTACTATCCTCAACTTGCTTGTTATCAGCTTTTTGGTAATCAAGGGCATACTTTGTTTTTAAGGATATAAGCTTCTGATTGAGCTGCTCAACCTTCTTCTCGCTGTTTGGATCACCCTTGTATAGGTCTATTTCTTTTTGAAGGGCTGCGGCGTCAATGTCATATTTCTTCGTTAAAAAGCTTTTCTCTTGAGATAGATATTCCTCTTTAGATGTAAGGTTCAGAGCGTTTGCATGACGTGCCGATTCCTCTTCGAGAGCAATAATCCCGTCCTGCGTTGTGCGCTCTATCTCAATCTCAGCCTTGCCTCTTTCCTCTTTGTCTTTGAGAGCTTGCTTATCTACCTGCAATTGCAGTTTCGCGTACCTGGTATAAATATCAAGGCGCTCTTTCTCCGTTAATCCTGTTTGATCAAGCGCACCTTTCCAATAATTCGCTTCCTGCTGTTTGCTAACCTCTCTTATTTGTCCGATTGATGCGTAGTATTGCTCATATTCAAGCTTTTGCTTGTCCAGATCAGCGGTTAACTGCTCTATGTAAGACGCTTCACCATCGCCTTTCGTCTTTCCCGTTTTCTTTGGCTTTCCTGATTCACCGTCATACGTTTTACCGTTATTCGCGCCCTCTCTTTCTTTAGCCACACCGCGCTCTGCTGCTGCCCGTTTCGCCGCAGACGAAAGCTGAGCGGCTTCCTGATCTTTAAGAGCTTGCTCCGTCTCTTTTATGACTTTCTGCTCTTCTTTGTATCCTTGTTTTACCGAATCCATAGCTCCTGTGAAGTTCCCGCTTACGGCTTGCCCGTATGCGGCCCACATTGTGCTCCATGCCAAAGTGACCATTCTGATGTCGCCGAACAGCTCAATCAAAGCCCTATCAATCGTGCTGAAAATCCCCTCTACAGCGTCGCCTACCATCTCGACAACGTTCTTCCACGACCACATGTCGTCCGGCATGTCTTTCGCGAACGCCTTATGGCTCTCGCCTGTCAAGTCATGGAAAAGCTTAATCGTGTTATCGGTAAAGGTTTTAATGATCGTACCGAGACCATCTACAGCCGTTTTTGATACATCAATAGCCGCGGTGAAGATTGGGAACAACTCTTGTCCTATCTGAACGAATAGCTGACCGAGTTTCGTGAGTAAAGGGATAAGACTCTCTCCTATCTTCGCCATAAACCCCTCGACGACGATCTTCGTCGCGTTCATTTCCGCCTTGTATTCTTTCGACGCTTGCATCGCTTCCCCCGAGAGTACAAGGCCAAACTTTTGAGCCAGTTCTGTCGCCTTCTCCATAGACTCATTATTGAGCTTTTGGAGTTTAATTGCGTCCTGAGAGTTACGCCCCCACAAGAGCATTGACACTTGGTTACGGTCTGTTCCGGCTTTATATGACATCATCACGTCAGTAGCGTTCTTCATGATCGTCTGCTGATCGAGATAATTCCCGTTTACATCCTTCGTCTTAACTCCAAGGTCATTTAGCCCTTGCTCGTTCTGCTTGACTTGTCGTCCGAGTTTTTGAGCCATGCCTGTATAGTCCTCAGACGTCAAACCGACAAGTTTTAGTTGTGTGTTCAGTATGGACGCTTTCTCTGCTGTCATTCCAAAAGTATTCATCAACTGCCGAGCCTGACCTACCTCATCTTGAAACGCTTTGATCGTCGCCGCAAATACAGCCCCTCCGGCGAATACAGCAAGCATGCCTGTCATTCCGCTTATCGCTGTGGATATCTGTTCGCTGATCCCCTTTATTTGCGTCCCCATAGTCTGAAAAGACAAAACAGCCTTTTCGGTTTCAGCTTTTGCGCTCACAGAAAGAGTTTCGCAGCCTGCTTTTATTTTTGCGGTGGCGTCCTGTACGGATTGAGCTGCTTTTTGCGCGCCAGCTTCGAGCTCCCCGGTATTGGCTCCAAACCCTACTTCGATATTGGTGTCACTGTTGTTGTTTGCCATTACCCCAGCATGGTTATAAATTGAGCGATAGCGGAATCGTTATCTTTGCTTGAAATGTTCGGCATTGATTGCCCTGCTTGTGTCGCGGTTTTTGATGGCTGCGACACCCCGAAATAAGCAGCAAGTTTAGCTATGCTTATATACGATGGCGGGCATTTGTCCGTGTGTCTTGTAAAGACCCTCAGCCGAGGAAAATCAAACCAATCATCCACTTGTTGAGCACTCATCCCTGTGCTCATTACCAAGTGGATAGTTAGCTCATCCCAATCTTCTATTTCTTCCCCGGCTTCTTCCCCCCCTCAACCACGTCAGATGCTACCGCGCCCATGACGGTCATGATTGCGACAAAAGCCTTCATCAGTATTCCTATATCTGCCATTTCATCAACATCTTCAACGGTCATGTCGGGGTAGTTCCTCTTGAGCGAATACAGTACAACTGTCGTCATAAATTCAAAGTCAAGATCAGCGGCGTGCTTGTCCCATGTGTTGAATTTCCCATACTCTGCCTGCAGGTTTTTTACCGCCTTGATATTCAGAGGGGCAAGCTCAAAAGACTTGCCCCCAGAAAAAGGAAATGACACGCCCTTAATTGTTACTATAGCCATAGTGTTTTTACCGGTTATTTATCGCTGAAAGAAATACGTCCCACTTTCTGGTTCGCGTCCGCGTAGCCCGTGAAATCAAACTCAGGGATAGCGAAGTCATCTAATTTTGTCGCAACGCTGAACTTGCTTGACGTGCAGGAGTTGAGAATGATCGTGCCGTTTTTCCCGTTATAGTTTATCGAGAACGACACTGAAAATGTCGGCGCATATCCCATGAACGGATTCGAAATAATCAAATCCGCGGCTGTTGCTGCGACAGCGGTGTACGAGTAGTTGATAAACACAATCTGACCGACATCGGCGGTGGCGAAAGTGTAAACTCCTGCCGTGTGAGAATATTGGCCTGTTGTTGGACCTGAAGCCACCTGTGTCATCGGGATGCCGTTCATGACGACGCCAAGATCATTAAGGTAAGTGCCCGATAACGGAGGGGTTACTGTGATCTGGAAAGGCGTACCAGGGATTGCGGTGCCTGTCACATCATTGACAATAGCGCAAAGCGCACTTGTCTGAGTCTGACCGAAAACGAGAGAGTTGACTGCTGCAGCGTTAAACTGCGCGAAAGTTGCTTTACCTGCGATCTTACCTTTTCCGCGACCAGCGGCTACAGGAAACTGACGCTGACCATAAAGCTCTTTAATGTCCCACGAAAAGTCTATGGAACCGCCCTGAAGCGTCCCGATCTGAACGGGAGTAGGTACGGTAATTGCGGTGCCGTCGTAAGTGGTAAGCGGGATCGCGTAAATGTTGCCGGGGCCGAAAACGAATTGAGGCATGATTTTTCCTGTTTATGTTGTTGTTTGCATTTTTATGGTATAGATCGCTACGGACTGATCTCCGAGCGTCCCTTCGTCCGTTATAATCTCCCCGTCAATCCAGCAGTGTTCCACCAGTCCGCCGAGCGTCTGCTTGTTGGC